TGGAAAAGCAATAGGTACAGTATCTGATGGAGCAAGAATTTTAGCCGGAATGATAAAACAGGTTGATGCAAATGTACAAAAAAATTATAGTGTAATAGGCCCAAAAATATTAAAAGTAAAACCTCACCAAGACTATTCAGCTAAAAAACCATATTTCACAGGAAAATTGTCTAAGTTGATGTCTAAATTTGGCATGAAAGACTCAAACACCTTTGGTGAATACCATCAAGCATGGTGGGAAGATTTTGTAAACAAAAAAATGGGTAATGTAGACAATACCGTAAAAATGGGATTAGTTAAACGTTGGGCTTTCTTTGATAAATCGTTTAGATTAAATAAAAAAACAATAGAAGATGAAAAAGTTTTAGAACTAGCAATAAAGATAGATAAACAAAAACACGCAGACCAGGTAAAAAAGAATATGCTTCCATTCGAAAAACTATTTTTTGAACTAGGAGCCGAGGTACTTAAAAACGCAGAAGGATTTCTAGCGGCAAACCCAGATAAAGCAATACAGAACATAAGAAAACAGGTAGCAAAAGCCATTAGTGATGTTAGAAAAGGTGGAGACCTTAAAAAATTAAATAAAATGACTCAACAACTAAAAAAGATAAACGCTATTGGTGGATTCAAAACAATTGTACCATCAGAAGGAATAGTCTTTATATATAAAGGAAACACGTATAAATTAACGGGAGCATTTGCCCCAGTAAATCAAATTACTGGTATGATGACTTTCTAAAGGAGAAAAGGTTATGAAAAAATATATTCCAGAACATAAAGTTCAACGAATGAGGAATTTAGTCACTAAAAAATTTAATGATAAAACAAAAATACAGGTAGGATATAATAACAACATAGGTGAGCATTCTGAAGGAGATGTTTGGGAAGAAAGAGGAAAGCTTTGGACGATAAAAAATGGAATAACTCAAACTGTGACAAAGTTAAAAGAGGCTAGAGATAAAGTATTAACTCCATTGTTTTGTCCTAGTTGCAAAAGGTTAATGAAAGAAAAACTGGATAAAAAGATGTGGAGAATATATAGTAAATGTTGTACTTGTGTTTTTGACGATGAAAGTGAATTAAAAATATCTGGAAAATTCAAAGAATATGAGAAGAAAAAATTCACAGAAAACTATATAGATTGGTTAAAAGACTTAAAATCCTATGCTCAAAGTTTTATTGATTCTATAAATAGAGACGGATACGTAACAGAAAGAGGAAAGATAGAGACTTGGTCTAAACAAGACAAGCAATCAATACTTGAAAAGGTAAATAAAAGAATAGAATTCATTGAATCTGAAATAAAAGAAAAATGGATAGGTATAAATAAAGACTAGGTTTCTGATATTTATTATCAGATTTTAATATATTTTGGGAAAAACATGGCAAGATTAACAAACGAGCATCTTCATAGTGAAATAAAACTTGTAAAGCAAGAGGTTGAATATATAAAAGACAATCAAGCTAGAATGCAAGAAGATTTGACTATGATAAAAAAGACACTTTTAGGTCCGGACGATGGAACTATTTCTAGGGTAAATAAAAACACTGAGTTTAGAAAAACTACTGGTAAGGTATTATGGTCTATATGGATAGCTCTAATAGGTATAATAGGAAAAATAGTATTTTGGGATTAAACATGAATATAAAGAAAATAATAAAGGAAGAACTCGTTGATGTAATACTTGAAAAAATAACTAGAAATTTTTCTAAGGCTGTAGAAGCTTATCAAGAAATCCAGATACAGCAACAAAAATTAAGAAAAAAGTTTGTTTCAGAAAAAGACCCAAAAAAGAAAGAAAAACTCAAAACAGATTTAATAAAACTTCATAAAAAGGTACAAAAGGCTGAATTAGATTTTAATAATGCTTTAAGAAGCGAGCCTATTGAAGATGACTTAATGGAAAAGAGTAAAGGTCTATGGGCAAATATACATGCTAAAAGAAAAAGAGGCGAAGCCCCTGCCAAAAAGGGCAGTAAAGCATATAAAAAAGCTAAGAAAGCTGCAGATGATATAAATAAATCTGAAGGTAAATTAAACGAAAATTTCAAAAAGAATATAATAAAGGCAAAAACTATGAAGGATATTAAAAAGATATATCCTAAAGCGGTTAAGCCAAGAGCTATACATGGTGCAGTATTTTATGTAGAATTAGAAAAAGACCTTTGGGCTAAATGCTTTTCTACAAATTCAATGCGATCCATAGAACCATTCAATGTTGAAGCAATATACAAAATGAAAGGTAAAAAACAGACTTTTCTATGGAAAGAGGGCAAATTAAATGAAGATGTTTTCAAAGCGTTTATAGATGACTTAAAACAAGACCCACGTTCTAAAAGAGGATACGTGGCTACAGCTACAAACACAGAAAATAGAAAAACTGTAAAGGCTAGGAAAACTGATAAAGTTTGGGACGACGGAGTACCTGTTCTAAAGTATATATCAAGAGCATCTAAAAAAGATTCACCATTACCAAAGGGCAAATTTAAGGTTGTGGTAGATGATGGATATGGGTGGTGGTATTATCAAGTTGGTAGAACTTGGTATGGAATCCAACAAAAAGACTATGGTACTCCACCATTTGAATATTAAAAATTAAGGAGAAAAAGTTATGGGTATATTAACAAATCTGTTTTCTGGCGGAGCAGCCGATTTAGTAAAAGGAGTAGGCGGAGTTATAGATAATCTACATACGTCAAAAGAAGAAAAGCTAGCAGCTGAACAACAAATCAAACAACTCGTTTCAGACTATGAAACTAAGATGGAACAAAATATTACTGACCGTTGGTCTGCTGATATGAATTCTGATTCATGGTTGTCAAAAAACGTAAGACCGCTTGTACTAATATTTTTGGTCGTGTGCACAGTTCTTATGATATTTATAGACGCTGGCTCTATTGATTTTGTTGTAGAATCTAAATGGACCGATTTATTGCAACTAGTTTTAATTACAGTTATTGGTGCGTATTTTGGTGGTAGAAGTTTCGAAAAGAGCAAGAGGAAGTAGCACTAAAATCGTCTTAAAAATATATTTATATATATGAAGAAGACTAAGAACATTAAAAAGATAATTAGGGAAGAATATCTTAAATGTGTAAAAGACCCTGTGTACTTTATGAAAAAGTACTGTCAAATTCAACACCCAACTAGAGGAAGAATTCCATTTGACCTATATAAATTCCAAGAACGTTCTTTAGAACAATTCCAATATAACGACTATAATATCATATTAAAATCTAGACAGCTAGGTATATCTACTATATCTGCAGGATATTCACTGTGGCTTATGTTGTTTCATGAAGATAAAAATGTACTTGTAATTGCAACTAAACAAGATGTAGCAAAAAACCTCGTTACTAAGGTAAGAGAAATGCACATGTATCTTCCAAGCTGGCTAAGAGGTACTTCTGTTGAAGATAACAAACTTTCACTAAGATTCAAAAATGGTTCACAAATAAAAGCAGTGTCTAGTTCTGGAGATGCAGGTAGATCTGAAGCCTTATCACTACTAGTAATAGATGAGGCCGCTTTCATTGATAAAATTGATGAAATATGGGCGTCTGCTCAACAAACGCTTGCAACTGGAGGTAAGTGTATAGCTTTATCAACTCCAAACGGCGTTGGTAATTGGTTTCACAAAACTTGGGTAAAAGCAGAAGAGGGTTCAAATAACTTTAATACAATACGATTACATTGGTCTGTTCATCCAGATAGAAACAAAGACTGGAGGTCAGAGCAGGATGAACTATTGGGCCCAAAAATGGCAGCTCAAGAATGTGATTGTGATTTTATTAGTTCTGGTAATAGTGTTATAGATCCATCAATAATAGAATGGTATAAAACAACTCACCAACAAGATCCACAGGAAACTAGAGGATTTGACGGAAACTATTGGATTTGGGAAAATTGCGATTACAATAAAGATTATATGGTAGTTGCCGATGTCGCAAGAGGTGATGGGAGCGATTTTTCAACCTTTCACGTAATAGATGTAGAAAGTATGGTACAAGTTGCTGAATATAGAGGACAGCTAACACCAAAAGACTTTGGAAACATGTTAGTAGGAGTAGCTACAGAATATAATGATGCTTTATTAGTTATTGAAAATGCCAGTGTAGGTTTCGGTGCAATACAATCAGCAATTGACAGAGATTACAAAAATTTATATTACACATATAGACAAGATGGAGTGGTAGATGCCACTACGCAGCTAACAAAAGGTTATGATTTGAAAGATAAAAGTCAAATGACACCAGGTTTTACCACATCTTCAAAAACTAGGCCACTTTTAATCTCGAAACTTGATATTTATTTAAGAGAAAAAGTGTGTATCATCCGGTCAAAAAGGCTTTTAGAAGAATTAAGAGTATTTATATGGAACGGAAGTAAGGCTGAAGCCCAAAGAGGATACAATGATGACCTAGTCATGGCTTTTAGTATGGGAATGTGGGTTAGAGATACTGCTCTTAAACTAAAACAGCAGGGAATAGAATTGGATAAGTTAGCAATAAATAGAATAGGAAAATCAAATACGGGAATATACACAAATAATAATTTAGGTACAAACCCATGGACCATGAAAACTGGTAAAGGCCAAGATGAAGATTTATCTTGGTTATTAAAATAAAAGGTTATAGAGGGAAAAATATATGGCAGATAAAACATTTTTTGGAAGATTAAAAAAAGCTTTTTCAACATCAACTATTGTTAGAAGAGTCGGAGACAAGGGGTTAAAGGTAGTAGACCCACAAAGACTACAATCAGCTGGAAATCTTGCATCAAACTCTTTAGTTGACAGATATAATAGAATACATATGTCTCAGGTTAATGGTGTATACAATCCTTCTACAGCATTTGCGCAATTAAGATTAGACTTATTTACTGACTATGAATCTATGGACTCTGATTCCATAATATCTTCTGCATTAGATATATATTCAGATGAATCGACAATGAAAGATGAGTATGGAGATGTCTTACAAATAAACAGTGATAATCAAGAAATACAACAGGTTTTACGAAACCTTTATTATGACGTGCTTAATGTTGAATTTAATTTATGGCCATGGATTAGAAACATGTGTAAGTACGGAGATTTTTACTTAAAATTAAACATTTTAGAAAAGGTTGGAATAACTAATGTAGAACCCATATCAGTATATGAGGTTATCAGAGAAGAAGGAACAGACCCATCAAAACCTGAATATGTTAGATTTCTACACGACCCGTCATTCGCAGGCGGACAAAGTAATATTCATTCTACTTCAACAGCAAAAACATATTATGAAAATTATGAAGTAGCCCATTTTAGAATGTTAAACGATACGAATTGGTTGCCTTATGGTAAATCAATGATGGAACCAGCTAGAAAAACTTGGAAACAGTTGACTCTTATGGAAGATGCCATGATGATTCATAGAATTATGAGAGCACCATCAAAGCGTGTGTTTAATATAGATATAGGTAATATACCACCAGCTGAGGTTGACTCATATATGCAGCAAGTAATAAATAGAATGAAGAAAACTCCTTATGTAGACCAGACAACTGGAGATTACAATCTTAAATTTAATCTACAAAATATGCTAGAAGATTTCTATTTACCAACTAGGGGTGGAAACAGTGGAACAAGCATAACTGATTTAGGTGGATTAGAATGGACTGGAACAGACGATATAGAATACCTAAAAAATAGAATGTTGGCGGCTCTAAGAGTACCAAAATCTTTCTTAGGATATGAAGAAGGAGTAGATGGAAAAGCGACTTTAGCTGCTTTAGACGTTAGATTTGCAAGAACTATTGAAAGAATACAAAAAATAGTTGTTAGTGAATTAACAAAAATTGGTTTAGTTCACCTATACTCACAAGGATACACGGATGAACAGCTAGTAGATTTTAGTTTAGAATTAACTAATCCTTCAACAATATATGAGCAAGAAAAAATAGAATTATGGGAATCTAAACTTAGGTTGGCCGATACTGCTCGATCAAACCAAATGCTATCTGAAGATTGGGTATATAAAAATATATTTAACCTTTCAGAAAAAGAAATAGAGATGGAGCAGGCTGGAGTAGTTGAAGACACAAAGCAAAAGTTCAGACGAGACATGATTGAACGTGAAGGAGAAGACCCAGCTGCTGGAGTTCAAACGGAAGCAAAAAAGAAAAATAGAGACAGAATAAGAGCAGCCCACGACACTAGAAAAACTAGAGGAGGAAAAACTGATGCCGATGTAGGTAGACCAGTAGAAGGAGACTATTATGGAACAGATAATGGAGCAAGAGGTAGGGATCCACTAGGTAAAGAAACAAGAAAACGAGACGTAAAAAATAGGGATAGAGATATTAAGCACAAATATAAAAATGGTAGTCCTTTAGCAAGAGAAATAGCTAACTCTATGAACCTTTTTAAGAACAAAAAGTCTGTATTAAAAGAAAAAGCTGAAGGATTGCTTGACGAGTCTAATTTATTAGACAGAGACGTAACATAAGACAGGTTTCTATATATTTATATATGAATATAAGTCAAGCGAGTAAGTTTAGGAAGAAATTATATGGCCAAAAATATAAAACACTCAAAGGTTAAAAATACCGGGGTATTATTTGAGTTGTTGGTTAGGCAAATAACTAACGACACATTAAACGGTATTGAAAAATCTCCTGCGTTAAAAATTGTAAAGGAGTTTTTTGGAAAAAATAGCACTATAAAAAAGGAGCTTAAACTGTACAACACTTTACTTAAGGAAAAGTTCCCTTCAGAAGCAAAGGCTGGTAAATTTATAGATATAGTTTTACAAGAAAGGGCTAAACTAAATAACTCAACTATAAAAAGGCAAAAATATAATCTAATAAAAGAAATCAGAAAAAATTATGACCTTGATAACTTTTTTAGAAATAAGATAGACAATTATAGAGTAAACGCTTCGATATATAAACTTTTTGAATCTCATACAAACAAGGGTATAAACAACCCAAAAGATGTTTTGGTATGTAGAGATACTATAATTGAAAATTTATCTTCAAAAGCAAAGAAAAATACTCAAGACGAAATACTAAAGGAATATTCAAAACAGGATAAATCTGTTAGACTTCTTGGCCAAAAAATTTTATTAGAAAAATTCAATGAAAAATATGGAAAAAGATTAAACAAGGGCCAAGCAAACCTAGTAAAAAAGTATATAAACAATATATCTAATAATGGAAAACTAACCGAACATATAAGTTCAGAGGCACATGAGTCTAGAAAAAAAATCACTAGTTTTGCAAATAAGTTTGATGATAAGATAACTTCAATTAAATTAAAAGAAGT